GTAAAGACTACGTCCTCGTTCACCCAGTTTCTTGTTTGTCTGCTCACAAACCTGCCAAAACCTTCTTGGATTCTAGACTTCAGATCCGCTGGTTTCCATTTCCCTACTGAATCGTCCTCTCATTCTCATCCCTCCCAAGTATCCCCGACAGGGACCGCCTGACGCACATTTAGTCGTGCCGGCTAAGCCTGCCGCCTATTCCAAACCTGGTCGGGAGTTAATCCACATTGTCAAGCGGTGGGAACCGTCCCCCAGTGGAACATAGGTCGGATTTACTTGGTTTTCCATGGTCGGGAATCCATGATGGTGTCGACTCTCCGCTAAGATCTGACCGAACTTGGTCAAAGGAATCTTAAGGAAGGTGAGCATAACGGGCAAAACTGGTTATGTTTCCCCTGTGTCGCGCCTCTGGCGCCTCTACCAACGTACGTCGGGCGCGCGTGATCTTATTACAACACGCTCGTCCTTAACGTCCACAACTTCAGGACTCGCTATCTCCACCGAGTAAGGAGGAGGCGGGACCCCGTCGGCCCATGCATCAATACATTGTGTATCAAGTATTGATGAAGGCACCGGGACTAACCGCCACTCACTAAAACTCGGTCGGAAATAGCGTTTCCGCACCGCCCTCCACGAAAACTCCCCGACCGTTAAGCGGCTTCTTAACAGCGCACGACGTGCTGCCTCTTCACCTGTATCAGGACGTCTTATCATAGAAAGGGCGAGGGCATATCGAAGCCCGGCCTTTTCCGTAAGATCCTGAAAGGATAAGGAAAACTTAACAGAAGCCATCTCTCGGTTCCTAAGAACCTCAAAACACTCCGAGATCGTGTCTTTCGGAATGGCAGTAGCCACTTCGCCGGAAAGAACGATAGAATGATTAACCGGAGAAAGAGGAGGGGAGAGAATATGTAAGTCGGGAGGACATACGCCGAAAATCCTGGCCATTCTAAAAGCAAGGGAACCGCGGAAACCTAACTCATCTACCGTCAGCCGGACTGACCGAATAGAAGACAGGTGCCACGAAAAGAATGTACGAGCTGCACGCCAACGAAGGTCGGTAGCTTGTCCCTTGAGAAATGAATGAAAAGATGTGCCAAGATTAGTCAATACCTCTGGAGCCCTGAGCATTCCAAAACGGAGGGTCTGTACCACGTCAAGGTACTCACCACTCCACCTGAACAAAGTCGAATTCAAAGTACCGAATTCTTCCGCGATCGATGTTTTGGTCCGTTCAACTTCAAGGCCTATGCCCTTAACGATGTTCATCCAGTGAGATGTAAAATCACTAGACGGAGACTGAAAGAGGATATCGTCACCATTGATCATCAGGGGTAATTCCTTCATCCCAAAAGACTCTCTGGCCCAAGTAAACGCCAGAAAGTTCTGCAAACAAAGCAGAGGGAAGGAAAGGAAAGAACCCATCATTTGACCTACAGTGGGACAAAAAACCTCTATGTCATCGCCAAAGACACGAAACAAACGAGGTCGTAAGATAGCCATCGCATGAGCTTGTACAGAAGACGGAATAACTGTACTAGCATCAAATATTGTGCGAAGAATGGCTTCAGCGACTTCGATTGATAAATTGTCGGTAGCGGAGGCGTAGTCTCCCGAAACCAGAACGCCTAGTCCTCTCTTAAACCCCGCTTTCCTAAGTTTCTCCTTGGTAGGGTCTCCTCGGAGACCCCACCTCTTCTTAGCGACCTGATCAAATATCGTTTCATGAACAGGTCTAAGGAGAGCAGCATGAGCTGCAAACTTAGTAAGCGGACGTGGTTTACCAGCACTCTGAGCGACCATAAGCTCGGCCAACTCACATCCCTCAGGGTTTTCGCGAACGTAGCGACCCTTTGCGGTAAGTGGGCAGACTGACTCGACGTCGATGGAGAGATGCTCAGGCTCATAGGTTACTTGACCAAGTGTCATCGAAAGATAACGCAAATGATCTTTCTCCCAAGAACCGAGAGCTCCTCCAGAGCGTCGACCTCGGTCGATCGTCCCAGAGATGCTAGGAGAGGCGGCAAGGCACTTCGACTCGTAATCACAGACCGCATCCCAACCCTTGGGAAACAGTTTGGCCACCTTACGGCGGACGAATCGAAGATAGCCACCTGGTAAAATCGGGGGGGGGCGGGAGAGACGTTGTGTTACATCATCGAGTAGTATGCTCTCCATACATACGCACGATGCAGGTAATAACTTCTTTATGGACTGATAAACAATCCTTTCCTCTTCAACGAGCGAGGGGCAAGAGCCAAGAAGTTTTTTTACCTCTTTCGATAGGCCTATACAATCCGTTGACAAAGGAGTGAAGTCAACAAGAGGCGTATGAAAGATGTAACACCAGGACGTTAACGCTCGCTGGACC